GGCGCAGTACATCACCTTCACGCCGGGCAACGCGACCGACTACGCTTTTATTCAGGCGCGCATTGAGCAACTGGCGGCGCACTTCGAGATCGCTGAAGTCGCGTTCGATCCGTGGCAGGCGCAATTCCTGATGCAGCGGTTACTGGAGCGCGGCCTGCCGGTAACGGAGTTCCCGCACCAGGTGCGGACGTTTTCTGACCCGATGAAAGAGGTCGAGGCGCTGGTGTTAGACGGCCGTCTCTACCATTGCAATCCGGTCGTGGACTGGATGATGGGGAATGTTGTGGTTAAGCAGGATGCGAAAGAGAACATTTACCCAACGAAGGAGCGCAAGAACGATGACAAGCAGAAGATCGATGGCGTCGTCGCGCTCATTATGGCAATGGGCCGCTACCTGAACTCGCGCGACGAAGGCGACTTCGACGCCTTTCTTGCGAACCCGGTGCGGCTCTGATGGGCTGGCTTTCGCGCTGGTTCGGCAGTGGCGCGCTGTCGAATCCAGATAAGGGCGTTCAGAGCAGCGGACCGACCACGACCAGCACGGATTCCGGGCTGGTGGTCACGGATGAAAATGCGCTCAGCGTGTCCGCTGTCTGGTCCTGTGCGCGGCTGATCACCGAGACCGTCGGCAGCCTGCCGATTGCGGTGTACAAGCGCACGCCGGATGGCCGCAGCAAGCTGGAAGGGCATTACCTGGACAACCTGTTGCGCATCGCGCCGAATACGCTGATGTCGCCGCTGGAGTTCCGCGAAGCGATGACGCTATCGCTGGTGTTGCGCGGTAACGCCTACGCCAAGATTGACCGCGACGATGACGGTACGCCGTTTGCGCTGACGCCGCTGCGCTCTGATCTGGTCATGCCGGTACGCGAAGTGGGGACGGTGACGTACCACTACTTCAGCGATGGCAAGGAATACATTTTCGCCAAGGATTCCATCCTGCATTTGAAAGGCTTTGGCGACGGCATTGTTGGCCTGAGTCCCTTGGCCTACAGCCGGGACATTCTCGGTGTGAGCAAGAGCGCGGACACCTTCGCGGCCAAGTCGTTCCAGGGTTCCGGCCGGTATCGCGGCTTCATTTCCGTGGACCGTCTGTTGACCACCGAGCAGCGCAGCGCGCTGCAGAAGATTTATGACACGGCCAACGCCGACGACTCGCGTACCTGGGTCATGGAAGTGGGCATGAAGTTCAACCCAACCTCGATGTCAGCGGACGATATGCAGATGCTGCAGTCGCGGCAGTTCCAACTCGGTGAAATTGCCCGAGTGTTCCGGGTGCCGTCGTATCTGATCAACGATACGGAAAAGAGCACGTCGTGGGGGACGGGCATTGAGCAACAGAATCTCGGCTTCCTGACCTACACCATCCGCCCGTATCTGACGCGGTGGGAGTCGGCCATCGAATACAGTCTGTTGGACCGCACCAGCCGGCGCAGCATTTTCGTCGAGCATAACGTGGAAGGCTTGTTACGGGCGGACAGCGCGGCGCGCGCAGCGTTCTACTCGCAGATGGTACAGAACGGCATTATGACCAGAGCCGAGGCGCGGCAGAAAGAGAACCTGCCGATGATTGACGGCTCAGACGAATTGACGGTGCAGGTGAATATGGCGCCGATTGATCAGCTAGGGAAGGTGGCGAATGGAAACGAAACAACTCCCGCTTGAGTCGTGCGAGCTGAAGTTCAACGATGACGATTGGAAGGTCGAAGGCTACGCTTCGGTCTTTAACTCGGTGGACAAGGTCGGCGATACCATCCTACCCGGAGCTTTTCAGAAGTCGCTGGACAGCGGCCGGCCGATCAAGATGTATTACGAACACCTGCGCTTTATGAAACCCGGACGCTGGGAAGGCTTCAGCGAAGATGAGCGGGGCTTGAAGGCGTGGGGCTTCCTGACCCGCGACCACTCCATCGCCAAGGATGTCCGGGCTGAATTACGCCACGGCACCATCGAAGGCATGAGCATCGGCTTTTTCGTACCAGAAGGCGGCGCGGAGAAAACCGATACCGGCCGCATCCTGAAGGAAATCGAATTGCATGAAGTCAGCTTTGTCGGCAATCCGGCCGAACCCAAAGCGGTCATCACCGCGTGGAAGTCGGAATTGGAAAGCATTAAAAATTTGAGCGACCTCGAAGACCTCCTGAGAGAGTCAGGCGGTTATTCGCGGTCAATGGCAACGGCGCTTACTGGCCATCTCAAGATGCTGATTCAGAGTGAGTCTGACGCAGTACGTGAGGAAACACGGCGCGACACCTGCCGGGAACTGGATGAGTTGAAAGCACTGCTCAACCATTACCAGCTCGGCATTCACGTACTAACCAAGAGGTAACTCACATGTCTCAAGAACGCATGGACCAGGTACAGGAAGTCCTGAACCTGAAAGCCGTCGAGAAGCAAATGCTCGACACTCACGTCACGCTGGAGAAATGGATTGAAAAGTCCACCGGCGAACTGCAAACCGCGCTGAGTGTTTCCAACGAAACCAAAGCGGCCGTTGACAAGCTGGCCGAAGACGCCATCCGCGTCGGCGACAAGCTGGCCGAACTGGAACAGAAGCAGGCGCAGCGCTTCGACGAAACCCCGGCTACCAAGTCGATTGGTGACCAGGTCGTCATGTCGGAAGAGTTCAAGTCCCTGATGCAGCGCAAGACCGGCCGCGCACGGATTGAGTTCAAGACGGCGATTGTCAACACCTATTCGCTCGGCATGGCGCAGCCGCTGGTAGCGGGTGACCGTCTCAATACGGTGTGGCATGAACCGAACCGCGTGCTGCGGATTCGTGATGTGATCCCGGCGGGCCGCACGTCTTCGGACGTGGTCTGGTTCCCGAAGGAGAATGTCTTCACGAATAACGCCGCGCACCAGGTGGCTGGCAGCCCGACGATTCAGACCGACAACACTACGCTCGGTGAGTCGGCGATCACCTTCACGAATGACAGCGAGCAGGTCTGCACGCTGGGCCACTTCATCCCGGTTTCGCTGCAGGCGTTGTCGGATTCCAACTTCCTCTCCAGCTATATCAATAACCGGCTGATGTACGGCCTGAAGCTGAAGGAAGAGACGGAGCTGCTGACGGGTACAGGTGCGCTGGGCACCATCAGTGGTATCAACACCAACGCGACCGCGTATGCGCAGGCATTCTCGCCGCACAGCTACGATCAGGATATCGAGTACATCCGCGATGCGCGCCGGCAGTTGGAAGTCTCCAACTATCAGCCGTCCGTCATCATCATGCACCCGGCGAACTACGCGGCTATGGAACTCCGCCGCGAGACCAGCAACGGTCAGTTCATCGTGGGCGATCCGCGCGGCGCCAGCGTCAACACGATCTGGGGACTGCGCGTCGTGGTCAGTGTTTCGCAGACCAGCGGTACGGCGACCCTGCTCGATCCGCAGGTGTTCCAGATCTTCGATCGGGAAGATGCGGCGGTGGAAGTCAGCTTTGAGGATAGCACCAACTTCCAGAAGCTGATGGCAACGGTGCGTGCCTACGAGCGGCTGGCGTTTGTGAGCTACTCGACTTCGGGCGCGGTCAAGATCACCGGCCTGACCAGCTAAACTCTACCGTGAGACCGAGAGGCCCGCTTCGGCGGGCCTCTTCTTTTGGGGCATCATGAAAAGCACAGCCAATAAGATTTACTTTGAGGACTCGGTCAGCCTGCCGAATGACAGCGGCACGGGCATTCAGCTCGGCAGATTTGAGGACGGGCCAGCACCGGGCGGACTGCTAGCGAATTTCGGCTGGCGCGACATCACCTCCGAAGTTTCAACGCGCGGCGTGGTAGCCACTGATCCGACCTTTACACAGGTGGGCTCCAGTGAGTTTCGCTTCTATCGGTTCGCGATTAATAAACTGGTGTGGTTTAACTTCCATATTCCGCACGATTATCTGCCCTCCTCGCCCGTGCATTTTCATGTGCACTGGTTTACGGATGATGCTGCCACCGGATTGGTGACCTGGCAATGGACCTACGCCTACGCCAAGGGATTCAATCAGGAAGCGTTCGATTTTGCATTGGCTAACTCGCCGCGGACCACGGCCAAAGTGATCACAGCCACGCAAGCTTCGGGCGGCGCGTTCAAGCACATGGTCGCAGAGACTGCGGCCGTGACCATTCCGGGACTGACCGAGCCCGATGGGATGATCTGCGTGCAACTCAAGCGCATCAGCAACGGCACCAGTCCGCTGAACGAGCTGAGTTCGGCGCCGTTCATGATCACCTCGGACGTGCACTACCGCTCAACCAATCTGGCGACCCTGAACAAGGCGCCGAACTTCTACACGGACTGAGCATGATCGTCATTGTGACTGTGCCCTTCGTGGGTCTGGGCTTCAACATGCCGGCGCCGGGCACCCTGATCGATGCGGATGACGAGCTCGCGCGCAAGCTGCTGGGCATGAAGGTCGTGCAGCGGTATGAAATGAAAGTCGATCCGCTGCCGCCGGAACTTAAAAAAAAAGCACTATAGGCATCATCGCTTCCGGACCTTCTGCGACTCCAGAGGACGCACGGAAACTGGCGGCGATTTGCGATGAGACCATCGCGATCTCGGATTCTTACCGACTCTTGCAGCCGGAGCCGGGCGCTACGCACCTCTATAGTTGCGACTATCGCTGGTGGAAGCATCACATTGGCGATGTCTCGCAGGAGTTCGAAGGCACCTGCTGGACGCAAGACAAGCAGTGGAACGATACGGGCTGCACTCCGGCCGCGCAGTGGGGCATCAAGCAACTGGTCAGTGAAGGCAAGCCGGGCCTGAGTAAGAAACCGGGCATCATTCATCAGGGGCGCAATTCAGGCTATCAGGCACTAAACCTGGCCGGCCACCTGCTGAACTGGGACGGCCGCGTCATCCTGATCGGCTATGACATGCAAAGCCGCAACGGCCAGCGGCACTGGTTCGGTGCGCATCCGAGCGGACTGGAGGTCGCCAGCAATTACGGCGACTTTATCCAGGCGTTCGAGACGATCAAGCCGAGTGAGTACGGGCTGGAGATTCTGAACGCCACGCGGCAGACGGCGCTGCAAGCGTTCCCGGTCGTTGATCTGGATGAGCTGTGCGCGGCCTTATCGTAGGCACCGGCTGGTCATTGCGCGGCGTCATTGATCGCCTGCGCTATTTCGACGGCCTGCTGTTCTGCCCGAACAATACGCCGGCCGATCTGATTGCCGCCGGCTGTGATCCGCGCCGGATGGTTTGGCTCGGCAATGATCCACACTGGCACGATCACTACGGCCAGCAGGTGGGCTGGTTCAGCAAGTGGCATTGGCGCAAAGACATCTGTGTGCGCTACGGCTACACCTACGTCGAAGGTATCGAGCCGGGCAGCGATCACGGCGGCTGGCACGGCGGCCTGTGGCTGAAGGATTGCAGCAAGATTGCGCTGAATCACTGCGCGACGGCTGCGCTGCTCAATCTCGCGCTGAACCAATACGCCTGCACAGAGGCCGTCCTGATCGGCCACGACTTCCACTACGACGGGCCGCAGCGTCACTACTTCGACAACCTGTCGGATGTGCCGGGTGAGTACCCGGCCGCGCTGCGCAAGGTCAGCCTGTTCGACAAGAGCGGCAAGCAACACGACCTGCTGACCGTCTACCGGGAAATCAGCGAGACGCCGGACTGTCCGCCGATCCTGAATGCCACCGAAGGATCGAAGCTGCCGTGGTTTCCGCGCGTTGACCTGGAGGCGTTCTGTGAAAGTGGTCGATCTTTGCGAACGCCGGAAGTTGCGGATTGAAGGCGTAGAGCTGACTGAAGCGCTGGGCGAGATTGATCGACTGCGCGAGCAGGTCGTGAATGGCGAGATCTACAGCGTGGCATGGTGCGCGCTGAGCACCGAACATACCCGGCACTACCATGCCGGCGCACTGAACGACTTTTACCGACTGCTGTGGGGTATTGACCGATTGAGATCCGATCTGGACGAGGACTGGGGCGTTGAGTATGAGCCCGATTGAGCTGATCCCGTCTAAACTCTCGCCGTTCCACGACCGGCCGAACGAAGCGGCGCTGTATGCTCCGCTGGTGGGCTCGCGGATGCTGGAGTTGGGCTGCAAGATCAACCGCGAGCGGGTATACAAGACGTACTTTGAAAGTCTCGGCTACGAGCACGTCTCGATTGACTGGAATGGCCAGTGGGGCTCGCTGATCCGCGATCTGCGCGAGCCGTTGTGGGAAGAGTTCGGCCAGTTCGACATGGTGTCGAACATCGGCACGACCGAGCATGTCAGCGAGCAGGCGCCGGTCTGGGAGAATATCCACCGCATGACCCGGATCGGTGGGGTGTATGTCGGGCATACGCCATACCCTGACGGCCGCTCCTGGTGGTGGCACGGCGAATGGTATCCGACCGAAGCCTTCTACACGGCCTTTGCGGATAGGAATGGATGGGAAATCGAGCGGCTGTACCGGGAGCGGCAGCCGCCGTTTGAATTGCTGTGCTGCCGGATGGTGAAGCAGCGCGAAGTCGAGGTGGTGGACGTGCCGACCCA